TCGCAACGGTCAGATTGCTTATTAACGGAACCAACATCGGGAACACTGCCATCATTAGAGAAACAGTCGGGGGCTGTTGGCTCAGCGTCGGCACTCCATTGCTTTGCGTAAAAGATACGCCCAACTTTGGGAGAGGCATTGATAACGACAACATTTAAGTCGCCTTTGACCTTACCCATCTCTTCACCGCCCACAACTTTTCGGAAGATTCCGTTTTTGGGGACGATTCGTTTAACGCCAGTGCGACCGGCGAGTTGTTTTGTAAGCTCACTGACTCCAGCGGTTTGCAGAAAGTCGGGGAGGTCTTGGTTCAACAAAGTAATGTTGCTCATTTTCAGTTTTCCTTAGAACGTCTAACTACCACGGTATATTGATTTTCGACATTCAAGCCTTTCGGCAGAAGGTCAGGATTCTCAAGAAGAAAATCTTTCATGTTTGTTTGATGAAGTCTCTTCTCCAGCAGGCCATATGCACCGGTCTCCTCAATGAAGTCGTACATAGAATCCCAATCATTCGTCCAGTACCGTGACTTTACGGAACGAACAATCGTGCCAGCTTTTGTGCGAATGCTGTCGGCATTCATGTTTTTACAGATCGCAAGCATCTCCGATTCAAGCAACGCCATCTGCTCTTCGATGTCGGCGTACTCGGCTTTATACTTGGAAGTGAGGGTATCTTTGGCGTCGCGCATCTTGATGTAGATAGCGGTCAGTTTGTCTAGGGGGACAGAAGGGGTGGTGACTTCGTCCTGAACTTCTAATGCGTCCATAGTTAGCTCCAGTTGTTTCGGGGGGGTCAGTTTATCACAGACCTTGACAATGTCAAGTACTTTCTAAAATAATTTCTTGCCTGTATAAATCAATTATTTTTGTGTGGTGTGCAATGTTGCCCCGCAAGTGGGCGTACATCTTTGTCTCTATCGGACTGCCTGTTATATGCACGACTGTCATCGGGTTAACTTGACCGGGTCGGTCAATTCGGGCATTGGCTTGTAGGTATGTTTCTACACTTGAGCACGGAGCGTACCAAATAATTGTGTCGGCGGCAGTTAGGGTAAGCCCGTGGGATGCTGCTTGTGGTTGGATGATAAGAACCTTGGGGTGCTCGTTCTCTTGAAACCGCCGCACCAATTCAGAACGTCTATTGACACTCACCTCTCCATTGATAATTTCGCACTTTATATTGTGCTTTTTTAAGTGCTTTTCTAGAAGCTCAATGGTGTGGGTAAAGGGTACAAACACCAGCACTTTTTGGCTTGATTCCTCAATGACTTCCTGCACCACATTTAATCTGCCAGATACATCAAACTCTAGGACTTCTCCAGTATCCGTATACACAGCGCCCCCGGATATTTGAAGTAGCTTGTTGAGTTTCACGGCGGCATTGACTGCCGATATTTCTTCTCCGTCGGCCTCAATCAACATCTGCTTCTTGAGTACGTTGTAATACTTGATCTGTTGAGGTGACAGCGGTGCATCACGGTCAACAAAGGTTACAGGGGGTAGGTCAAGGCACTGCTTCTTCTCAAACCGTATAGCTGGTTGGAGTATCTTGTGNACAATGTGTTTGGACTCGGGGCGTGGTATCCAGCGGTAGTCACTGACCTTGAGCATTACTTGATCTCTAAATTGCCCAAAGAACAGGGGGATGCCAGTGGGGTTCACTAACTTTGCTAATCCGTAAGCATCCACAGGAGACTGCGCGGCGGGAGTTCCAGTCAACATCCACAACCCACGTATGACTTTGGTTAGGTCTCGCAAGTCTTTCCACCGCTCTGTCTGCGCATTCTTATACGCTGACGCTTCATCTACCACAATCAAATCGAACCCGCCCTTGAGCAGTTCACTCTTAACAATTCCAACCCCATCAAAATTAATGATGACAAACTCTGACCCCGCATTGATGATCTCTTTGCGCTTCTTAGCCGCGCCGTGTGCAACTGACACCGTGCGATGGATTGCGAACTTAAACAAGTCCTGTTGCCATGCCGACTTCATGATTGACAAGGGGCAAATCACTAACACTCGCTTCACTAATCCTCGTTGCATCAAATAATCAACTGCCCAAATCACTGATGCTGTCTTGCCTGTCCCCTGCTCGTTAAAGCAGAACGCTTTGTTGTTGGTCGTTAGGAACTCGGCTGTAGTCTTCTGATGATCGAACGGTGTGAACCCGTGGGGACGAGGCCACTCATACTCTGATAAGTTCATTTTTTCTTTGGCTTGTTGGTTTTGACAGTATGGTCTGAATTGCGGCTGAACGAACGGTTGGCACTCGGGGTCTTGAGCTTAAGATTTCCTGAAGCATTGCTCCCCCCTTTGGACAAGGGAACCACATGGTCGATGTCTTTTCCAGTACGGTCAACGCCCTTCTTGTCCATCTCGCTTCTTGCTCGTTGACGTTCAAGTCGTGTATCAGATTCGCCTCTTGCTTTTTGCTGTTCATATTCTTTTTTGTATGGTCTAGGTTTGTTTACGTAGGGCATGATGTTTCCTTAGTGGTTCATTCAAGTGTTGCTTTGAGTTTCAAAGCGTGTATTAAGTCGGCTAAACCATACATAATTTCACTGCCTTCCCATTCGCCTGTTATTTTTATGCGCACTGTGTGTACATCTTCTAACGTAACAACGGTTTCGTCTTGTGGGCTGTCACCTGTCAATAGCGTAACCTCCATCAACTGCGAAAAACCTGAAGGTGTTTCAAATTCCAACACTGTGATTTCGCTGTTACCGTTTCCTTCTTCATCCACCACAGCACGTACAGCGCCGTAGTAGCTTTGCCATTCATTGGTTACGTAATTAGTTGAATCAAATTTCATTTTTAGCTCCGGTTGTATTCACATTGTTTGACCGCGCAGAACTTGCACAGCGGCCCACTGATAGGATTCCACACTCCATTTTCTAACGCCGCCTCAATCCGTGCAACACCCATCGCTGGCTTTTCTAGGTACTTTTGCATCATTTCTCTGTGGTGCTCGGCTTTCACAAACTCCTTGCTTACCGTAAAGATCAAGGCTGACTTCACTCGATTGATTTTGGGGAACTTGGCAAAAAGACCAGCCGCCACAAGGTCGAGTTGTTTGGTGTCTGCGTACCGTGCACTCTTGCTGGTTTTGTAGTCGGCGGAATGCGCCAAACCCTTTTCTTCGTTCAATACAACCAAGTCGGCAATACCGTGCCACCATACGTTCGGGGCATGGAACTCACAAGCCTCTAGGTCTTTGGTCAAGCCTAGCTTTACCTCGCACAGCTTCTCCCCCTCTAAATTCTTGAGGGCATCCAGCGTGTCCTTCATGTACTCAAACGCTGGCGGGATTGGCTTACCGTCACGGATGTATTCCTCTGCCACAGTATGAGCAGTCTTGCCGTACAGCGTTGCCGTTGTGTCAGGCTCAACAACATCCTTGGCTATCTTGGTGTGATAGTACTTCTTNGGGCATTGCTCAAATGTTTTTAAGCTACTGAACGACCATACGATACTCATAAATCTTCCTTTGGTATTCTAAATTCCCAAAACCCATACGCATCGCCACGACTCCATCTGTCCCATGAAAAATGTACATCGCGTGTTTTCTTGTTGATGTACTTCCACAAGACTCTCATCAGCAATCTCCATAGCTCTTTCCATACCCTGCTTCGCAGTTCAGGGGTAGCTCGGGTGCCCACGACGGACGGATACGCATACACAACTCAACGTACTCCTTAGCTGTTTCAGCCTCGTCTTCCGGTGCAATACAAGCCACGGCGTCATGCACCGTCATAACTACGCGGTACTTTTTTGCAATCATTAACATCTGCTCACCTATCACAATACGTGCAAGTGCTTGGCATACGTTCTCGATTACTTTACCGCCGTAGATTCGGTTGGGTATGACAGCTTTGCCCTTCTTGGTGTCGTACACATACTCAACATCGCCATCGTCGTCTGTCTTTTTACGTAGGTTGGGATACTTTAAGCGCAGTCCGTTGGGTAGCAGGATGCCCTCGGAACCATCTACCTTGAGAATGCCGCCCCGACCAAAGGATGTGGTTTGTTCACCGATGATTGCGGAGAATATTTTTGCCGCCTCTTTCCACAACGCTGATATGTTTGGGTAGGTTCGACGATATGTATCAATGATGCGTTTCGCTTCATCCTCCGATACCTCCACTCCAAAAGCTTTGAGTTGCGTTCTAAACTTAACCGCACCCATACCATAGCCAGCCCCAAGAATCGTTGTCTTACCGACGAAACGCTCATCCTTTGTGATCTCTTCAATCTTTTTGCCATAGATAGCCGATGCCATGATTTTGTATACATCTTCGCCCCTTTCAAATGCTTCTACCAAATCGTCTTGCCCAGCCAGCCATGCCAGCGTCCGTGCTTCAATCTGTGAGGAATCTGAATCAATCATTACCATACCAAACGGCGCAAGGACAGCCTTTTTCAGTGGGGATGTGCGCTGTAAGTTCTGTAAGTTGATCTTGTCGTCACCGCCCCAGCGTCCAGTGTGTGCGGCATAGTAGCGTAGGGGTACAGGCATTGGGCCTCGTTTAGCAATCCCAATGAACCGCTCGGTGCGGGTCTCTTCAATGGTTGACTTTGTACCTAACCGCGCCGCAACCAATACTTGCACATTCGCATTCTCATGCTCCAGTAGGGCCTTGAACTCTTCATCCATCTTAGAGAATGCGTAAGTCTGCTTACCAGTAGTAGGACTCTTCTTCATGGGCGGCTCAACACCAAGTGATCTAAGCAAGTCGGCGAATTGCGGGTTGCTCATCAAAGTGTCTTTGTCGAAGTTGTTCAATATCTCTGTCTTGCGCATCTTCTCTAACTTAAGATGCAGGTCTAACATCAACTTGTCCAACAGCAACACTGGCTCGGTGAACATACGGATGGTCAGGTCAATCAGGCGTAGCTCAATCTTTGGAAAGCCTTGGCTCATTAAACCGAACAAGTCCCATGTCAGCTTCACATCGTTCTTACAGTAGTCGCCGTATCGTGCCAAATCTTCCTTGTTAAAGTCTTTGCGAAACTTATTGATGGCGTTGACAACTTCGTTACCCTTGACCCCGATTCCGTAGTAGGTCGCTAAGACCGCTAGACTGCCGCCTACCTGAGTGCCATGCAATGCTCGCGCCATGCTCAGCGTATCCAACCAGCCTTTGGGCTTAATGCCGTATATCCAATTCAGGATGGCTCCGTCAAACACTGCGTTGTGCGCCAGCGCAAGGGAATTCTCCCAATCAAAGTCATTGAGGAACTGGTACATGGTTGTGTGGCTACCGCTGAACCATTCCGGCTCGCCATCGTTTACCTGTACCGCAACACCGATAACTTCAAAGCGTGGGTCGCGGATGTATTCCTCAGTGGTCTGCTTGGCAAACCCAAGGTCACCGCCGTAGGCTGTCTCAAAGTCGATTGTGATTATGTTCATCTGAAAAGATTCGAGGATGTGGTTACCGCCTTGAGTTGCGCTATGTCGCTCTCGCTCAGGGTTTCCTTGCCAAGTCGTATGTTTGGGTTATACGTATCTTGTTGCTGTGCAAGGGTGTACCCAAGACGAGAGCCCTCTGCCTTTATTTGCGCTTGACCAAACCCACTATTGCTACCTATTTGCGCACCGGTAAAGTAAGGAGCG